TCACTCTTTTGGCGGTGAAGTCCTGCGGTTCGATTAATACCTTGGCTGCAAATTGTCTGAACTTGCCGTCCTGGTACGTGCCTTGGTGGTCGCTCTTGTTTTTTACGATATTGCAAGGGATGCCCTTGTCGCTCAGCTTGGTTTCCACCTTTTGGGGGATGCCGTGAAGCATTCCCCCTCCAGTGGTATCGTAAGTAAAAAGAAAGCCGTTCTGTATAATCATCAGAAGTCCTCCCCGATGTAGCCGCATGGGATATCTGTTCCTGCTTCGTCCTCTCCCAGCTCTGCTAGCAGGCTGTTCGATTTCTTTGCGAAGCGTGAGCGTTCGTCCTCGTTGAATGTGTAGCTGATTCCTCCCTGGGTGATGTTCGGAGCTTCGGCAAGAAAGGCGTATGTGAGGGCTTTCGCCTTCTTGAACTCGTTGCTTGCTCGCACCTCCCTGGTGATGTCTGCATCTGCATCCAGCCCAGCTTCATCGATGATATTCTCAATCGTCGCTGCTGGTATTGGGTAGTTGCTCATTGCTTTAATTGCGTTGCTTGTCTTCATGCTGCTTGTTTATAAAACGTGTTATGCGCTCGCCTCTCCGTTCGCCCAGGTCTGGTTGGCGGTGTTGAAGAAGACGAGAGACTTGCGGTTGATGAGTCCTGGCTGAACGTATGCCTCTGCCATGGTGGTCTCGGTCTGTGGGTTGACCTCGCTGTAGCGTGTCACCTTGAAGAAACCGCCATAAACCTGCAGGGCAGCGGTGTTCTGTACCATTGGGACGTTCTTGTAATAAGTCCAGCCGAGCTGGATGGTTGGTGAAAGTGTAACCACATTCACGTTCCATGGCTTGATGGTCTCCTTGCTGCCGTCCTTGTGTTCGAGGCTCACGTATGTATCGAGGACGATAATCTGCGGATAGCCTCGTGTCGGGCTTGCGTTGTATGCGTTGATTTTCTCCAGCGTGATCATGTCCGCTGTAATCATGGACAGGTCGTTGACCTGTGGGTACAGACGCTTTGCGGTCTTCTTCTGTGCTACCAGCTGCTGGAACTTCGCTTTCTCCATGAATGCGTAGCGTGGCTTGGTGAGTCCCTGCTTTGCTATCATGTCCTGGGCGTTGGCAAGGTCGAGGAGTCCGTCTGCGTTCTCCTCATCGCTCCACTCGTAGCCCTTCTTCTTAACTACCGCTCCTGCCTTGACCTCTGAAATCTTCACACCGATGAAGTTGCCTTTCGGTACGTTGAAGTCGATGATGTCCTGCGACGCCATGTCGCCTTCAATCTTTTCTGGGAAGGTCTGTACACCGCTTGATGCGATGCGCATGCAGTCCAGCTCTACCTTGTAGTCCATCGCCTTTCGGACGAATGAAACGTCATCGTAAACCAGGTTAACGAGTTCCTGCTTCTCCTGCTGGTTCTCGGTTGCTGAGTTTGCGAGTGTCTGTGAATCGAGGTATTCGTTAATCTCGATTTCGTCCTTGTCTCGGCTCACGGAATACTTGGAGAGCTTACCGCTCCATGTGCCGACCTTCTGGCGTGTCTTCTTTGGAGCCTTGGTGTTGAATGCGACACGATCGGCAGCTACAGGGATTCCCTCGTCACCCTCCAAGCCCTTGATATCGAACTTTCGGGTGTATTTCAATGGGAAGAGGGTAGCCCATGCAAGACCTGTACCTGGCTGGAACTTGTTTACGGTTGCCTGCATTCCAGGGATGTCAATGTCGAATAATGGTGCTTCCATTGTTTCTTTTCTCCTTTGTGTTAATTAATTAATCGAGCGTGATGCCCTTCATCAAATCCACGATTTCGGCAGCGACAGGTGCTGTCTCCTTGCGAAGGCTTGCGGCTCTAATCAGTCGAGCCTCGAAGTCACCCTCTCCAGCCTTGCCAAGGTTGCCCATGAAATTGCCGAGAATGTATTCTGGCTTGTGGATTGGTGCAGCCTCTGTTTTGCTTCCGTCCGCTGCGCTGGCTGCCTGGTAGAGGACGGTGTCCTGGGCGATTGCCACGCCCATCGTCACGGTTACAACATCGTAATCGTCGCTCGTGGCGGTGTCGACCCCTGTGCAGGCGACACCCACCTTGCCGTGGGCGATTACGTCTCCCTTCTTGATACCGCTACCCTTGGCAATCTTGATAGTGGTGTCAGCTTCCTTGCACTCTGTTACGAGGCGGTATCCCTTGATTGGGACGTAGAGTCCGCTTGCGTCCTGTCCCATTGCGAGACCTGGCTTCAAATCGAACTCTGGGTTCTTGACGAGTCCACCTCCTGGCTTCTCCGATAAGATTGTCTCGAAGATGATAGGGTCGGCTGGAGCTGCGTCCTGGTGCTTGAACATTCTGTTCATGGCTTTTTCCCTTTTAAAAGTTTAACTTGGCTACTGCTGTGGTGCCTGCTGCGCTGGTTGTGCGAGTCCGATGATTACAGGCGATGCCGTCTGTGCCTCTCGGCTTGCCTCTGCATTAAGGTAAGCGGTGACCGCTGGGTCTGCCTCTTCGCCTGGCTTGCGCTTGCCACCGACAGGTGGTGTGGTCTTGGCACCCTGCGCCTTCTCCTCCTTGATGTCGCTCTCGATGAACGGCTTCTGCTGGTCGAGCCAGCCGTTGAAGTCCTCGTCGTCCTTGAAGGTGAGTCGGTCGTAGTTTCGCATGTAGCGTTCCTTCAATTTGTCGGATGCTCCTTCAAATAATGCGCTGAACTTATCCTTGCGCTGGTTGCCGAGCTCCTTGGTTTTCATGCCATTGATTTCGGTTCGCAGCTGCTGGTTGTCCTGCTGGATCTGTTTGAGCATCTTCAACACCTCGCTGTCTTCCCCTCCTGCTGGTGGTGTAGGCGGCTGTGGTGGTTTTTGCTGTGGTGGCTCGATAGGCTTGCCATCCTTCAGCTTGTACTTCTTCTCATAGTTGCTAATGGCTGAACTCTGAACTTCGTTAGCTCGTCTGTCGCCTTCGCTGTCTATGATGGATTGGAAGGTCACCCCATCTACGACGGTTTTCACTTCGTCCTCCGTGGTTGTCGTCTCAGCCTTCTTCTTGGCTATCCGCTCTAGAATTTTGGAATCAACCCCAGGAAATTTGGTTTTGAGTCCTGCTAAAATCTTTTCAAACATAAATTTTACGTTTTGGTTATACAAATTTGTAATGGCGCAAATTTACGGCTTTTTTTGTTAAAGTGGTTACGAGGTAATCACTTTTTAACGTGAATTAACCTTAAAATCGGAAAATAACCGCTTTTTCGCTTGGGTGTTTCGTGCTTTTTTCGTAAATTTGCCGCAAAAACCGAACGTATGAAAAAGAAATTTTCATTTGAGGATGACCCTTCTTTTGGTGGGCATTCGGCTGAGTGGTGGGAGGAATGGCGAAGAAACGCCAATTCTCAAGCTGCCACGAACGTATGTGATGGCTGTCTGAATCGTGCGGAGGATTGCTCTTGCTCCGTGCTGGAGCCACAAGAACAAAGCGAAATCATCGCCATTGGTAGATGCGATGAAAAGTTAAAATAGGGAAGAGGCTTGTGTGTCGCTTCCCTATTTTTTTGCTATGGAATAACTCTGCATCTAATAATTCCGTAGTCTTCACCGCCTCTCGTTTCAACTTTTGCTGAAATAAGTGCGAGCTTTGTTTCTCGTCCAAGAATGCACTCGCTCTCCGTGTAGTTTTCTGTAACGTACATCTGTGCTCCCTTTGGTATTTCGAGTTGTAATTGGAAGCGTCTTTCTTTGAAGACGTTCTTTGTTGCGTTTGTTGAAACTGAAAGGTAGCCGCAGTCTGGAGTTATGGCTGGTGTCGTGCTTTGCGTGATTTTGTTGCAAATTTGAGGTACGTTGCAGCCATCCATGTCGATGCCTTTGAATAAGGCTTTTATCGCATTGTTATCCACGTTTCTTATGACGAGCATCGGAAATTCTGTCTTATTGTTTCCTATGGCAGCATCGAGTGTAATTATTGTTCTCTTTTGGTCTTCTGTGAGTTTGCGTCCGAATAAATCAGCGCATTTGTCGATGTTCGGGTTGTTGATGATACTTCCATGGATTGCATGCTTTCCTGCTCCTGCAATGTCTCGGCAGCATCCATTGATTGTAAAGCTGCTACCTGTTTGGATGTATCCGTATCTATGATTCCATATCTGTTTGCGTTGCTCTCTTGTGATGTTCATCATGTGTTCTGCCATAAACTCATGCTGCTCTGCGTTGATAATGCACAATCCGTTTTCAACCTGTATTTCTGAATCTGTGAGTTTCTTGCCTCTTTTCAAAAAGGCATCTTTCATCTCTTGTATGATTTCAGCCTTCGATTGTATATGAGTTGCATTGCCTGCCTTTTTCGCTGCTCTGGCAGCTGCTTGTGCTTCAAGTTTTCCGACCTTGTCTTGTAGTTCTTTGGCTTTGCTTCTAAGTTTGGCGAGGTCTGCATTGTTGTCGTTGAGCGTTGCCTTTATCCAATTTCCGAGCCTCTTGACTATTGCGCTCTTTGTCTTGCCTGCAAAGTCCAGCTCGTGCGTGATGGAGTCACCAATGGCTTTCATGTCTATTCGTTTATTGACGAGTTTTAGCCTGTTCTCGAATGCCTCCTTTGCGACTTCCTTTGTTGAGTGGCTGCTTCTTGCGACAATTCCGATTTCTCTCTGTAGTCTTCCTTGCAAGAATTGGAGCGAGTTGTCTGTTGTGAAGTCCCATGTCCATCTGTCGAATGTCTTCTTTATTGCATCGTGCGCTGCCTCCAGCTCCTTGATGGTATGCTTTTTATGCCATTCGTGAACGTTAGGTATGAGGTCTTCCATGTTCGCTTCTGCGAGTTTCATCTTTTCGACCTTCTTCTGTACTTTCTGCCCAAGGTTGAACATCTTGTCGAGGTTGCCTTCATTTATCGCTTTTGTCAGTGCTGTTGTGCTAATCTCTGGCATTTCCTTTCCTGCTGCCTGTGCGTCGAGTGCTGTCTGCTTCATCATTGCGTGTCGCTTCTGGCGTTCCTCTGCTCGCTTCTGAATGTCTGCTATTTGTTGCTGGGTTCGTGCAGCGTGTCTTTCTTCTGCTTTTTCGAGGGTTGTCTTCGCCTTTTTCTTGCCTTCCCATCGCAGTCCCTTGGCAGGATCTCCGTCCTTGAAGTTGTCCTTGATGAAGTAGGGCATGGAGGTGGCGTTCTCGATTCTTGCCTGGTTGTCCTTCATCCATTTGTTGAACTCCTTTGGCATTTTCTCCACCTGCCCTGTGAACTTCCAATGGCTCACGTCCTCTCCGTTCATGATTGCGGTGGTGTATGCGTCCATCTCCTCCTGGCTGGCGAGGACGGAAACTGCATAACATCTGCACCATGGATGCCATCCTGTGAACTTGAAGTCCTTTGGAAAGCGTTTTCCGTCGAATAGGTCGCAGATGTCCTCCGTCGGGTGGTTGTTGCTGATATGGATCTCGATACCGATAACGAAAGGGAGAGCCTGCCATCTGTTGTGGTCTGCCGTCCTGTAGGCGATGTTGTTCTCGGTCGCTGTCATTCGGAGGGCGTTCTTGTAGCTGGAGCGATAAACTCCCTGCCCTGGATGGTATGCGGCAGCAGCCTTGGAGAGGCGCAAAGCTCCGCTCTTGTCTCGCACCCTTCTGAATAGCTTGTTTGGCTCGACAAGGTATTTTCTGATATCTCGGCTCAGAGCGGCAGCACTCTTTCCTTCGACCATGCCCAATTCCAGGGCGAGCTCCATTTCGCTCTTGAACTGCTGGGTGAGATTCCAGACCCTGCGGCTGAGATTCATTCCTGCTTCCTTGCGTGCGATGAATGCGTCTAAAGCCTCCAGGTGTGGGTGCTTCCAGTCCTGAACCACCTTTTTCGGGAGGTGCTTCTTGCCGATGATGGAGTCCACCATTGCGTCGTTCTTGGTGTTGGAGAGCGTCCAGCTTTCCTGGTCTCCGTCCTCGATGTTGGCTTGGAGGCTGCTTCCGAGGTCTTGCATGAGTGCCTCCATCTCCTTCTTCAAGGCAGGGAAGTCCTCGAAGTGGAACTCTTTCTTTGGGTCGGCATCAAAGAGCGAGGGCGCAGCTGCCTGTGCGATGCGCTTGATGGCTGCATCGTATAGCTGCTGCACCTTCCTGGCTCTCTTTGCGAGGTTCTCCTTGTGCTTCTTGTCGTATGTGCCTATGGTGAACGTCTTTGGCATATTCTAATCCTTTACATGGTTGGTTCGTTGGTGAAGGCATCGTTTGCCATTGCCTCCTCCTGTTCGATTCTCTTCTCTTCCTCCTCGACCTCCTCTTCTGGTACCATCTTGAGCCTGCGGATGGCGGTTCTCCGTGACACGATTGGTTTTCCTCCTGTTGCGTCGCTCATGTCCTTGATTTCCTGGCTGCGGTCATCGATTTGGAAGGCTGTAATCTCGTTGGTGACGGTCAATGTCTCGAAAGCCTGTGCCAGCTCTGGGTACATGATCTTGCAGAAAGCTCGTACCACGTTGACCTCTCTGTCGAAGAACTCCAGCCAATCTCCGCTTTCATCCGTGACCTTCATCTGGCAATCGATGAAGAGCATCTTGCGTGCCTCTCCGCTCATCGGGGTGGCTTTCATCTGCTCCATGCTCATGTCTGGCAGCTGGAGGCTGGTGTGGATATTGCGTCTCAGCTCTTCCGTGAATAGCTTCTGTGCATCGGTAGCCTGGCTCCAGGTTGCGTACCCAGCCTTGTCTCCCTTGCCGTATCGGAGGACGTTGCGCCCTGCGTTGTCGTCGGTTGGCTCCTGCTTTTTGTTTTTTGGAGCGGTCACCTTCTGGCTGTCCGAATAGATGACCCATGTCGGTCGGCTGTTCTTGCGGAGATAGTTGCCAGCTCTGCTCTCCGTCCATTCAAGCTCGTAGCCGTTGTCGCTCTGGTCTTCCCAGATCGGGAGGTCTCGGTGTATGTAGATGCCTGCTATCTTTTTGATATTGATAGGCTCTGGTACGATGTCTTCCTTCCATCCGTTGCTGTTCATGTTGATCCAGCGGAAGTGGAACTCATCGGTGTAGGTATCGAAGTAGGTTACGGTGTCGTTTCCTTTCTTCCTGGTGTATTGGACGCTGAGTGCTATCATGTCGTCGTATTCGTCGAATAGTGGGTACAAGATGTCTCCGTCCAATGGCGAGAAGGTGCGGCAGCGCAGTTTCAGCTTGCTTGGGTAGCCTGCGTATGTGGTGTCCTGCAGCTGGGCGTACCAAATGGTGACCATCTCGCAGCTCGCAAAGAGTTTATGGGAACGCTTAAGGTTCAAGGCGTTAATTCGGTTCTTCTGAAAAATCGCCTCCATGATGGCTGCTGCCTTCTTCTCGTCGTCATCCGCAGTGGTGTATTTGCGGTTGACGGGGATTGTGAACATCAGCTCCTTCATGCGCTTCACCGCCAGCTTCTGAATGTTGTATGTCACTCTTGTCATGCGCTCGGTCTTGCCTCTGCGTGTCTTGTCTCTGTAGTTCTTGTCTGTGTAAACAGGGTGCAGCTTGGGGTTGTACTCCTTTTCGAGCAGCTTCCATGGGATGACTTCGATGTTCTTCTGTCGCAAGTCCTCGATGATCGCTCCTGGCTGTCTGTTCTCTCTATCGATAATTTCTCTAATGTCTGGCATTGCTTTGTCTCCTATGTTTTTAAATTAATAAACTTCGTCCTCGATTTCCTCTTCTTCCTCATCCGTAATCTCTGCCGAGGTGAACAATCCGAAACGCTCCACGATGCCTGTGGTGCAGTCGGGCGCATCGTCATGCTCGTTTCCTCCCTCCTTACGGTATGACTTCATGGCGTTGGCGTAATGCGTCCAGCGGTCTTCCCATCCTTCTGGGTAGAAGACCATGTTCTGAACCTTCGAGCTGTTAGTGAAGATTCGGGTCTGCTTGTTGGCGGTCTGTGCCAGGTCAATGAAGACCATGTCCCAATTGCCAAGGGTTCGCACCAGCTTCTCCACGTTCCTTCTGAATCCTCGACCTCCGTTGTTGCTCTCGACCACGACCTCCTGCGTCTGGTTCCGCACCAGCATTCTTGCTACGGCAGGTTCGGTGTACTCCATGCTCTTGTTGGTGAATACGATATCCGTCACGTAGCATCCGCTCTCGTATTCCTCGTAGCAGATGGCGCAGAGCCAGTCGGCTCCTGTGTCCGCTGTATCGATGTAGCACTTGCGCCTTGGCAGGTGTGCCTCTATCGGCATTGTGTCGTAGGTTTTGAAATGGGAATACATGAGACCTTCGATTGGTGTCGGGTTCTGCATGTACTGCGTCTCATAAACGAAGGAGTTGGCGAGGCGTATCTTCTCCAGCTCCTCCAGGGTGTGCTTGAATTCCCATAGCGGCTGGCGGTGTCCGTCTTCGTCAATGGTGACGCATGGCAGGCTTACGACCGTCCAATCGTCTGGCTCTATCTCCTGGAGGTATCCGCAAAGGTCGTGCTCGTGGAGTCTCTGCATGATGATGATGATTGGCGTGTTTCGGCTGTTGACTCGGTTTCGGATGGTGGTCTCGAATCGTCGGTTCACTCGCTCACGCACCACGTCGCTCAGCGCATCTTCTGGCTTGATAGGGTCATCTATGATGATGGCTCCTGCGAATCGGTAGGGCAGTGGGTTGCCATGCTCATCCACTCTGTCCACCTCGCCAGCTCCGAAACCTGTTATCTGTCCGAGGGTGGAGGTTGCGTAAACTCCACCACCTTGCTCCGTGTCCCATTGAGCCTTGGTGTCGCTTCCATACTTCACCCTGGTCTCAAACATCGCCTGGTATGCTTCGCTGTTTACGATGTCCTTTATGGCGATGGAGTTGTCCACTGCCAGGTCGCTGGAGTAGGAGAGGTGTATGAAATTGGAGGCTGGATTGATTGCGAGTCCCATGGCGATGAAGTTCTTAACCGCCAGCTCGGTCTTGCCGTATCGTGGTGCGATGTTGATGATGAGCTTGTTGCATTCGCCCTTCAGCACCTTATCCAGCGCATCGCATACTCTCTTGTGGTGGTGTCCGACAATAAACCGCTTGCCTCCGTTCTCCTTGAAGAAGTACCGAGTGAAGTTGAGGGGGTTCTGCAGTACCCACATCTTTTGCAGTTCGGTGTCGTGCATCATGCTAGTACTCCTCCTCCAGCTTCTTCAAATATGCGATTTGCTCCTCCCTGGTGAGCGGTGTCCCCTGCTGGATCTGTTTGCCGTTGGTGGTGATGTCCACCTTCTGCTGCGGTTTGCCGTATTGCCTGTCCATGAGTCTGTCCACGGTGGTTGTCTTGCCGTTCTTCATATCGATGATGGCAGCCATTGCCAGCGTCTTTGCGTAGGCTGGCGTTTCGTCTGCCTTCGCCAATACCTGCAAGTCCGACAGCTCCATGGCGAGGATGCTTCTCTCGATTGTGTTGATTTCGTCCTGTGTGAGTCCTTCGCTCTTCTTCAGCTTGCTCTTTGGGAGCACCTGCTTCAAGAGAGCCTTGACCCTGTCCTTCGGTTTGCCCTTCGGGTTACCGCTCTGTCCCTTCTGCCATTTGTGGCTCTCGATGTTGGCGAGCTGGCTTTCCGTCATTGTCTCTTTTCCTCTTGGCATTGCTTATTCCTCCTTCTTCTTCGATTTTTTGGTCTTGGTGACGGCTGGTTCCTGGGCAGGCAGCAGGGTGCTTGCCTCTCGCTGCTTATCCTCCAGAATGTTGCCGATGCGGACAGCCTTCTGCTGGGTGAGCTCCTCCCATCGCTTGATGATGACGTCCACGTATATCGGCTCGAACTCCACCATGCGGCAGCACCTGCCGAGCTGTTCTGCTGCGATGAGGGTGGTTCCGCTTCCTCCGAATATGTCGAGGACGATATCCTTTACCCTGCTGCTGTTGCTGATGAGCTTGCCAATCAGCGGTACAGGCTTCATGGTTGGATGATCAGGGTTTTTCTTGGGCTTGTCGCAGTCTATTACACTTGTCGGTATGTCGCCTCCGAATAGCTGCTGGAGCAAGTCCTTCATTTCTGCCTTGCTCATGCTCTCGATGTCCAGCTTCTGCTCGAGCACCGTGGTGAGGTTTCGCTTGTTGGTGAAGTAGTGGGCAGCTCCTTCCTTCCATCCGTACAGGCAGGGCTCATGCTTCCATTGATAGTCCTGGCGACCGAGGACGAGGCTGTTTTTGTTCCAGATGAGGCATTGGCGTGTCTCCCATCCGATGTTCTTCACGGCTGTTCGGAAATTGAAGCCCTGGCTGTCCGCATGCCAGATGTAGAAGGCTGCCCCTGGCTTCATGCTGTCGTTGGCATTCTGCAGGGTGTCGGTGAGAAAAGCCACGAAGTTCTCGTCTGCCATGTGGTCATTGGCGATTTTCATCTTTCCTTTTGCCTGGTAGTCCACGTTGTATGGTGGGTCAGTTACCAGCAGGTCTGCCTGTTCTCCGTCCATGAGGGCATCGAGGAACTCCTGCTTCGTGCTGTCTCCGCAAATGAGGCGGTGCATGCCGAGCTGGTAGATGTCGCCTGTCCTGCTTGTCGCCTTCTTAGGCGTGTTGCCAGCCACATCGTAGCCATCGTCCTTCGCTTCCTCTTCCTCCTCTGGGTCGGGAATGTCTGGTACGTCGATGGCAGCTGCATCTATCTCCTCTGGCTTCCAATCGTTGATGAGGTCGTCGAAGTTCGTCTCTCCAAAGCTGGAGTTATCCTTCAAGACGATGCGTCGCATCTTATCCATCGGGAAGTCGTGGGGGAGGATCTTGCAGACGGCTGTCTTGTATTTCAGCTTGCGTAGGGCTTCGTATCTCATGTTACCGCCAATGATGACGAATCCTCGCTCATCCTGGGTGTCATAAACGATAAGCTCTCGAAGCTCCAGCATCTCGGGGTCGTCCTGGATGCTCTTTACCAGCTTCTTGAATTTCGGGTCTCGTATGAATCGTGGGTTCTTAGGCAGCCCTTCCACCTGTCCTTGGTTCGGGTGGAGCTGGGTGATGTCCATGTCCCTTCTCTGAATATCTGCTGTTGTCGTGTCCATGCTTTTTGTCTTTCGTTGGTTTAAGCAGTGAAGGCGAGCCCTTCTTCAAGGCTCGCCTCTCCTGTCTGGAATTGTTGTTAAAATGGTGCGGCACCACCGCTGAATGCGGAGAATGGCAGGACGCTATTTGCTCGCCCAGATGCCTTGGTGCTGCCGTGGAGGACGCTGCCTCCGCTCTTGTGTTCTGAACCGCTACTACTCATGGCTCGTTCTCCTTTGTTTTTGAAATTTAACTTTTATCGAATGTCATGCGTGTGAACAGATCCCACGCCTTGCTGTTGCGTATCGGCTTGCGTATGGTTGCGTACTTGTCGAGAATCCTGTTGAAGTGCTCGTCGTAGAAATCATAAAGCTCTGGGTTCTCCTCCATGGTGAACTGCTCGATGTTTCCAGAGCTTCGGAGGTTCGCTGAGCCGTGCATGATAATCTTGCGCCCTCCCAGGGTCTCGAAGTGTACGGTCTTGGTGTGAACGCCTGCCACCGCTAATTGGAATCGGTTCGCCATGTCCAGCTGCTTGTAAATGTACGGAACCAGGCTTCTTCGCTCGTTGCCCCAAAAATAAACGCTAATGATGAGGTTCAATTCCTCGATGTAGCCCTTATCCATGAGGGTGTGCAGGCTGTCCACGTTGTTCTGGCTAAGCGAAAGCGTGCTTATCGTCATTTTCTTGGCGCAGGCTCGCTGGGTCGTTAGGTATGCCTCGATGAAGTCCCCGAATATGAAGGAACCGCTCACGAATGCATCGAAGCGTTCCCCGAATCCCAGGCGCAGCTCCTTCGCCATCTTCTGGGCATTGTCGTACATCACGAAGTCCTCCTTCATCGGTACCACCTTTGGCAGGGTGTACCTTGTCTCCTCCGTCTCGTCCGATGGCAGGAAGTCCACAAGGTTGAGGTCGAGGTCTGGGAGGTCAAAGTTGCCGATATCACCCATGAAATCCGAGAGGTGCTCCTGCTCCTCTCGGACGTCCTTTGTATTGTCTTGCTTCTGTCTCATGCCGCAAATTTAAGAAAAAGTGGTTATAATGTAATCACTTTCGGGAGAAAATTAACACAATTTGTGCCTATTTCCGTGAAAAAATGGGGTTTTTCGGTGAAGGCTGCCCTCGGAGGGTTGCGCTCGTGATGCGCATTGGCAGCCCAGCGTAGTCCCAGGCGAGCAGGGCGGCATCTCGCCCCTCCTGGTTGAGCCTGCCCAGCTTCTGTAAAGTTATTTCCTCCAGCTCCTCTTTGGTGATCTTGCGGTCTTTGCCGTGCCAGCACTTAGGGAGCGGTCTCTTGAACTCGTAGGGGATGCCCCAATGCTCCATCATTTGCCCGATGGTTCTGCTGACCTGTTCGTTGCGTCCTTGGTCGACGCCCAGGCTGGCGATGCCCTGCTTTCCCTGCCATCTCTGTATGTGGTAGTTGCCTCGGTTCATCCAGCCAGCCTCGATGATGACCTTGAAGTCCCATTTGTCAATTTCTGCGAATTGGCGGTATTTCTCCTTGATGAAGTCGAGGAGGTTCGGGAAGGCGAGCATCTGAACCTGTAGGCTGTGGGTGCTCATGTCGAGCATTGCGATTCCGTTTCTATCGACATCTGGGTCAATTCCGATGATAATTTGTTCCTTGTGGCTCATTTTCGTGCCTCCTGCTGCGTTTTTGTTTCGTTGCTTGGTATTTCCTCGTCCGAGGTCATTTCGTGCGCTTGTGCGCCCTTATTTTGGCTCTCTTCGCTATCGTATGGGTTTGGTGTTGCTTTCTTCACCTCGTCCCACATCCATGCTGCGTACATCGCCAAGAATGCGACGATGCCTAAAATCAGCAATACGTCCATGTTCGTCATTTGTCTTTTTCTCCTTTGTTTCTGTCTGTCTGTTTGTATTCCGTTCGTTGTGTGCTGCCTGCGTCGCCCTATGCGTGTGCGTGCATGTGGGTGTGCGCCTGCTTGCGTGTATGTGGGTACACGCACCCCCCTCCCAAACCCTCCCCCTCATTTCGGAGGAGGTGGTGGAGGTATCGGGCTAATGGTAGCCGTGCTTGGTGTTCGGGCGGCTCCTTATTCGGTTCCAGCTCCATGGCTTTGCCTTTGGAGCCGTTCTTGGCAGATACTTCCTGCTGGCATGGAAGCGACGGAGCTTATTCTGTAGCTTCTCCTCCAGGATCTCCTGCTCGATGTCGGTTGTGCAGTAGTAGTATCCTTTATCCTCCAGCTTCTCTGGGCAGTAGTAATCTCGGATATCTTCTTGAATGCGTCCTCTGGTATCCACGTAAATACTGCGCTCTTCCGTTAGGATTCGGTAGCTCTCCAGCTTGGCTATGCAATTTTCGATTCGTTCGGTTTCGATGCCTGTTGCTATTGCAATACGGAGGATAGCCTGTTGTTGCTGTTCCTTGTCAGCTGTCACCTCGATTATGTACTCTTTGTCTCTTCTTTCTTCCATTTCAGTTCCTGTCTTTTGTCCGTGAGGTCATCGCATGGAGGGTTGCCGTTGAATATCGGCTTCCCTGTCTTGCCGCAGACCCAAGTGTTTATGCTCTCGTAAGCGTGACCGCAATGAGCGCATGGCGTGCTCTGCAGTCTATGTCCTGTTCCACTCATTGGCTTTGTTATGTTTCTGATGTCGGTTTGCATGCGCTCGTAGCTGTATTCGCTCTCTGGGTACATGCATTGCAGTTTCCATTTTCTCTCCTTCAAAGGAGGAACGTCGTGTGTCACGGCAATATCGCAGACCTTGCCTGTCTTCTTGTTCGTGACTGCGAGAAGGTGTACCTCTTTCGGTCTCCATTCTCGCTTGTGTGGCTTTTCCAGCCATTTTATGAATTCGTCTATGTAGCTCATGTTACTCCTTCGGCTTCTTGCCTTTTTTCATTGGTTCTATCTTTACGTTCACCACCTCGTCTTGGTCGGCTGGCTTCTGTACTGCCTTGAATGGTGTCATGTGGCATGTCTCTTGAACCTGCATGCGCTGCTCGAAAAGGACGTACATCTTGTCGGGGTTCTTCTTGGCGAGGTTCCTGGCTTTGATGGCAGCCATACCCTTGTTGGCGATGTCCTGCTCGATGATGGTGCTTGTCTCATCCTCGTTCATCTCTGCGATGGCGTAGAAGATTCTCGCTTCCTCCTTTGGCTCTGGCTCCATGTCTTGCTCCTTCAGCTTCAAGACTCCCTGCTTCAAGCTGCCGATGATGTCGTCCATTCTCGCTCTGCCCTCCAGCTTCTGTTCGTCGCCAGGCTTCCAGACCTTTGGGATTCCTTCCCATCGGGTGATTCTGTCGAACAATGCGTCCACGTCCTGGGTGTAGGTCTCCTTTATGCCTGTGCTCTGGTTCTTCACCAGGTCGTGCATGACGTTGAAGAACTTGTCCTCGCTGTTCAGCAGGGAATTGATGACGGGCTGCACTCCCTTGATGAGCAATCCCCAATCCTCGACGATGTTCTGCATCTCTCCGAACAGGAGGCTCTGTACGCTGTGAATGTGAAGGAATGCGGCTGTAAGATATCCGAGTCGCTGCATGACTCCTGCCTGCTGTGCTACCGCTATCGGGGTGTTGAATATCTCCTGTTCGTCTGGCGTGAGGTTGTTCGCCCAATAATCACGCACCGCTTTTGGTGCTACCATTTTCTGCTGCTGTGCCAGCGGATTCTCCTGTTTGCGTGGCTGGCTGTTCCATCTGTTGCGCTTTTTGTTCTTTCCCATAATTTCTTGCTTTGTTAAGTGTTTTAAATTTATTTTCTTCCTGGTACCTCGGACAGGGATGCTGTTCCGTATTGGTTCCAGGCGTTGATCCAGGTGCTGCCCTGTGTGTCCTGCATTCCGCTTGCGGCTTGCTGGAGCTTGTATTTTGTTTCCTCCATGGCTCTGCTATTTGATAAGTTCGAACTCGTAAACAAAAACGAGTGGGTTTCTGTCCCATGTGCCTTTTCCCGATATCTTGTCGATGAGCTTGCTGTATGGCTTTCTTGGCGTACCGTAGCAGGTGTCACCTTTCTTGATGCGATATAAATGCGTCTCTGGGTACGTTTTGCCCACAATGTCCTGGATGCCTTCTGCAAGGCAGTCTCCTTCGCTGATGTCCTGCAATCGTTCTACTCGAATGTTCGTGATGTGGATGCGGTGCGGCATGAAGTCTGCCTTAACGAACATTTTGTTGTAGTACCCCTTCATGCCGCCTTTGTAAATTCCGCAAAGTCTGTAGAACTTATCGTCCAGGTCTATGTATCTCTGGGCAATCGCCACCTCTTCGCCTATCTTGAACTTGGATTTGGCTACCACCTCGTTGCCGTCATTGATGAAGAGCTTGTTTTTGTCCGCTCCTTCCAAGCCGAATCCGCAGTTGCAGTAACGCTTAAACGTTCCCTGGTAGCCGATTCTTCTTGTCTGCGTCTTGCGCCCTTCTAATACTGCCTTTGTCAGACCGTATTTGTCGTTGAACATGATTTTTTTCATTTTCTTAATCGTTTTGTTTCATTATGACTTTCGCTCCTCGTGTAACTCTGTAAATTACGGAGGCGTAGATGTGTCGGTGGATGCTTGTCTTTCCACTTGGGCATCCGTATTTGTTGCAAATCTTTCCATAGAAGGCGAGGTTTTCGCCTTCGCCTTCTATTCTCTCTACGATGATGCTCTGGTGCTTGGTTGCCACAACATCGCCCTTGCGTATCTTCTTTGGCTCAATCATGGCACCTTCCTTCCGTTGATGTATTCAACCTCTAGGGCTGTAATGCCGCAGAACTCTTTCGGCTCATCGTCGGTGGTTCCCTTGAAAATCTTCAAGCCATTCTTGGAAGTGCTAATAACTCCTACGGTTATCATCTTCGTTTTGCTCTTGATGACGTCCCCTTTCTCGATAGCGTCTGTTGCTTTGATTCGGGGATCCTGCAGGATTCTCTCTGTGACCGCATTCGCTGTTCGGACAATCATGTCTGCCAATGGCTCGTAGTCTGTGCTTGCAAACTCTGGGTTCTGACAGTAGCCCTGGGCGATTGCATCAAGAAGTCCCCATTTGCGGTCAATCATTTTTTCTCTGTGCTCTTCTTCGTTCATGCGTTGCCTCCTTCCTGATGCTGGTTGGTGTCGAGCTCTTGGTCGAGCTGAACGATGTCTGCTGTCAAGTTGACCCAGTCCTGGTGCGTGCCCTTGCAGTAGTCGATGTGGTCTTTTGCGGCTCTGCAGATGAGTGCTGCCATCTGCTTGTCGTTGCGGCAGGCTGTGAAGAGGAGGTTGAGCAAGTCTTGCTTCGTTCCCTTCCATGAAAGCCCTACCTTTTCGTCTTTTGTCTTTGTCACGCATACAAATGCCTCTCCGTCCTTGGTTGTGACGTTGGCTGCCTTGTTGCGGAGTTTCTTGGTGCTGATAATCTCTTGCGGATTCTTCATTTTTGTTTTTGCCATGTTATTCTTGTTTTATGGGTTATGCGTACCATTTCGGTACCTCTTCGTATTCTTCAATCACTTGCTTGTACTCTTCTCCGAGCTCGTTTCGGATGATGTCCAGGAGGATTCTGTCTGCCTCGCAGTGTCCTCCTTCTGTATCCATCTGCTGGCATTCCTTCAGCTTCTGGACGTATTGCTCTGCCTTGCTCATGCTGCACCTCCTTTCGCTTGCATGGTGGTTGGCATGCTGCTTCCTGGCTTTAGCGTCATCGCCTCCCAATCCTTGCCGTTGTATGTTACGGTTCTCTTTGTGATGTTGGCGACAATGTAGCCCTGGCGGTATTGGGTCTCCATGTCGAAGCCTTCTACCAGGCTGCTTGCGATGCTTCCGTCCACGTCCTTGTACTGAACCAGGAAGATGTCTTTCTTGGCAAGGATTGCCTGCACTCTCGCTATCTCCTGGTCTATTTCCGTCTCCAATCGCTTGCTCGCTATGAGAGCGTCTTTACGTTCCTGCGAGCTTGGTCTTGCTTGAAAGAAGGTCTTTTGATGCTGGCGCATCTGGGCGACCTTCTCGAAAAATTGTTGATTGTTCATGCTCGCCTCCTTCCTATCCTGCGATTGCTCGCTTGTTGAAGTACTCCTTGCGGACGCTGTCCAGCAGCAGCTCGCTCTCGACGATGTTGTCTGCTGTAATGCGTTGGATTGGGATTCCGTCAATCAGCAATGCCGTGTATGTTACACCCTTGCTGTCGGTGTAGTCACCGATGCAAATCTTGACCTTCGCCTCGTGGCGGATCTGTTCGTTCTTGTTGTGCTGGCTTGCCTTACGGTATGCCTCCACTGGGTTCCAAATTTTCATCATAGTCCTTTCAGCTCCTCCTTCTGCTTGTTAATTTCCAAATTGAGAACATTCAAAATGTTCATTTTCACGTCCTTCGGCAGGATGATGCTCGTTCCCTGTACGAAACGTCCTGGCTCCTCCTTTTTCGGCTTGTGTACGATGACTTTCACCTCGTTGCCAAATTCTGCCAATAACTTTCTTGCGTCCTCCAGCTTTGGGAGGCTCTCTGCGATCTCGTGGATTCGCTCTAAATTCTTGTAACTTGCCATTTCTGTTTCTTGTTAAACTTGTTTGTATTTCTGTTCTGTGAGCATGTCCTGCTCTCTTGTGTTCATTGCGTATTCGGCTTGCATCTGATTGATGATGATTGCCTCCTCGTGAGTCATGTTGTTCGGATTGTGCATGTCGTCCCAATCCTTCACCTCCTGCAGATGGCGGTCTCTCTTGGCGTATGCCTCGTTGCGCTCCCTGCAGAACACGTTCAACCCTTGCATGATTGCGATAGGGTCAACGCTTCCGTAGAACTTGTCGTAGCTTCCTTTCTTGAATCTGCGGCAGAAAAGCATTATCTCTGCCATGTTCAGAAATCCGTAATCGTCGGTTATGAGCTGGATGATCTGGTCGAGCTGCCTGTCCGTGATTTTGTCCCTGGCTCCGCTGAACTCCGAAAGGTCGGTTATCTGGTAAGCCAGCCACTCTTGCGCTGTGCCGAATCCGTAGGCAAGGTTGACCGTCCAAAGGGTGGGGGCGTTCTGAAAGTAGCACCGCTCTGGGTCTTTCGTCAGCTCTATCTGCTTGTCGATGCGGAAAGTCTGAAGGAGGCTATCCCTCGTTTCCCATCGTTGCAGCGTCGCTGTCAGCAATCTGCCTCCACTTGCTTGCGACACCTGCGTAGCCCTGGATGCGCTCACGCTGTTCTGTCGCCCTCTGTTCGTTGCGATTAATTGTCCGACCGCTTGCGGCTGGTGTTTCTGTCCCATTGTTGTAACCTCCTATTGTTGCTGTTGGTACCTGTGGCTGCGGATTGTCGTAGTAGCCATCGAGCACCTTCGGAAAATTGTTTGGTCTGAATATCCATTCAAAATTGGCGAGCCATCCGTTTCTTCCTCCTCCGTTGAGGAATCCGCTCTCTGCTGCCTTAATCATCACTCGGTATGCAGACGTAATGCCGTATTCTCGAACTCGTGCTTCAAAGAATGCCTTGCGCTGTCCTGCGATTTTTCCTTTGAGCTTCGGGATTGCCTTGTCTTGCATGAGTCTGTTGAACTGCTGGCGCACCTTCTCGAAGTCTATCTTGTCTTGTTTCTTGGCTTGATTTTCCTCGTTCTTCGCCTGTGCCTGCGGCTCTGCTGCAGCGTCAGAACTTGTTTCTGACGTAGAGGCTTTAGCCTCTTTAATATTATTAAACTCTTTATTGTTTATCTCATTCTCTATCCCTATCCCTATCTCATTCCCTATCTCTATCCCTATAGGTGACGTTCGTTCACGTTCGTTCACGTTCGTGCACGTTCGTGTACGTTCGTGCTCTTCTTTTTTGTCCTTTTCTCGTGCCTCCTTTCTCTTCTTTTCTCGCTCCATGGCAATCTGTCGGTTGCGCTCGCATTTCTCTTCGTACTTCTCGTTGTTCCTGTCGATGTTGGCTTGTAGCGTTCTGAACAGGGTACGCATCGACCTGTCGTCGGTTTTGAACTCTTCGCCTCTGTTGGCGTAGGCGAGCAAAGCCATGAAAATCTCCCCAGCCTCTTCCTTGGTGAAGTCCTGCAGCATGTTCTCTGCGTCTTTCGTATTGATGACGATAGAACTCTTGTCTGTATTCCTGCTCATGTTTCTGATTTTATTGTAATCACTTTCGGGAGCCGCTCTGTGGCGGCTCCCTCGGTGGTTGTTGTTATTGCTCGATAATCACAATGTTCGGTGCAGCCTCTGCAATTCGTACAAGTACTCCGCCCATCTGGCTGTCTCGCTCCTGCACTACGATGTCGTGTGCGTCTGGGCTGACCAAGGTGCAGGAGAGGTCGTTCGGGTTAATCTCCACCTCGACCTCGAATGTGCGCTTCTCGGTTCCCTTGAAGATTGGCATGTTGACCTTGAAGCTCTTTGGCAGGTTGCTTTCTACCGTCTGTGCTCGCATGATCTTCTGGTTGCCTCGCTTGTCGTCGCTCAGCTCCAGCTCCTTATCAATCTTAGCCTTGAAGCTGCGGAGCTCTGTTACCAGCTTCATGGCTTCCTGCTGTGTCTCGAAGTAGGTGCGGAGCTGCTTGATGCGGTCTGCCATGTCGAAGCAGCTCATGTACTCTCCTGTGTTGATGCCGAACTCCTGCATCTCTGTGGAGAGGGTCAGCGTGCCGACAATCTGATCCATGTATGCGCTGTTCTCGTCGGTGTTCAGCGTGATGGTCATTCGGTCTCTGTCCACCAGGACGTGTGCGTCTGCTGACACGATGTCGTCCTTGCGCTTCTCTACCCAGCGTGCTGGTGCGTCGATGGTACCGTGGATGGATACGTACTTTGGCTCCTTAAGTGGGAGGGCTTCTCCGAATCGGATGCAGTATCCTCCATTACTTTCGTTCAATTCTTGGATTCTCTCGATTGCAGCCTTGGTTGCTGCGTCTCGCTCTTCTTTTGTCATTTTTAAATTCTTTTTATGTGAAACTTATGTTACTTGTCGTCGGTTCCTGTCTTGGCAGGATTGAGCTTGAAAATGTTAGGCTGCAGCTCATCGTGGCGTGCTGCTCGCTGGTAGACCAGCGTACCCTCCTTGGTGTAGTAGCCGACCTGTCTTGTCTGCTGGTCGATGAGCTTGTAGCAAGGCTCCTTTACGTATGTCGATTTGCTCTTGAGCTTGTCGGCTGCGTCCTTGATGGTGAGCTTGTAGCCCTTGATTTCCTCGTTGTACATCTGGACGGCTGCCTTCTTCGCCTCTTCCTGCTCCAGCTTCTTGATGCTGGCATCTGCCAGGGTTTCCTTCAATTTCTCTATCTGATCGCTTGGGATAGGCTTTGTGTAGCCCATGTTCTCGATGCTGTCTGCGTTGTCCTTGATGAATTGCTCACGCTCTGCAAGGTCTTCGTATTCAAGTCCTAGATATTTCTCCATGATGTTGCCTCCTTTCCTGTTGCGTAATTTGTCCATAACTCCGTGAATTGCTTTCCGCTGTAAATTGCCAGCTTCTCTGTCCTGTGTGCAAGCCGAGCCGAGAAGTACGCAGACGCAAGCGACCAGGCGAAGTTCGAGTGCGCAGAAGCGAGACCGCAATCCGCACCGAGGCCCGAGGAGCCGCCACCAATCCACAGCTGGAGGTTATGGTCGTCCTTCCATGCTTCGTCCTTGTCCTTCAGCTCTTCTTTCGTCCAGAGGCAAAGGTAAGGGTAGTATCTGTATTCGTCATCGTTGGTGAAGTCTGGCTCCCATCCCTCGTTGAGTGCTGCAGTAATGATGCCCAGCTTGAAGTATGCCGTGGCTTCCTTGTCTTCTGCTATGGCTTCCTGGATTGCCTTGAACTGCTGTACCAGCTTGTGGTCTTCGCCCAGCTCCTTGCAGGCATCCTCGAATGTCTTCACTCTCTCCGTGATAGGACGTTCGTCCTTCTTCTGTTCCTCTTCTGCATCTACGAGCTTGAGGAAACCGTCCACCCATGCGGCTTTCTTGCCTGCTGGGATCTCTACTTGAATTACTTCTTTTTCCATGTTGTTACTTCTTTATCAAGTTTAAAACTTTTTTGAATGCTTCGTGATATCCTGTGAGCTCCTTGAACTCTTTGGCTATCATCTTTTCGTCTCCGATGATGAAGGATGCGCCTCCTGTCTTGTCTGCCATGAGAACTAAGCAGTGCAGCTCGTTCTTCTCGCTGTAGTCGTCGATAGTCTTATAGACTCCTTCTGCCATTTTCGTGAGTTTGTCGTTCTCTCGTCCTGGCTCTACAATTTTGATTTTCTCTTCTTTTTCTTCTGCCATGTTGTAAATTTAAATGTTAATAAAATCTTTGTCGAAGTCCAGCTCCATTCCTGGGCTGGCAGCTCTCGTTGTCTTACCTGTCGCTCTCCGCACCTTGGTGATGAACTCCTTCTCGTTGCTGTTTCCATCTGAAAGGTGGATTAGGAGGATGTCCTTCGTCTTGGTGAGGTCGTGTCGCTTCAAGATTCCGATGGTGTTGTCGATGCTCATGTGGCTGGTGATAACTCTTCTTCGGAGTGCTGCTGGTATGTAGCCTTCGAGGACGTTGTGGTCGAGAATCTCGTCGCTGTAGTTCGCTTCTGCCATGAAGTGTGTGATGTTCGGGAAATCGTAAGGCATTGCGTAGGTGTCCGTGAAGAACAGGATGCGTCCTGTCTCCTGGTGCTCGATGAGGTATCCTACGCATGGTACGTCGTGCTTCACCTTGAATGGCAGGATCCTAAAGCCTCCGTAAATGTAACCGCACCCATCCTTGATGGCGGTGGTTGTGGTTGCTTCCAGGTTCTTGGCTTCAATAACGGAGGGGAGAGCCAGCAGCGGTATTCCTGCCTTCTCGTATTCGGCTGCGTGTCCTGCGTGGTCGTTGTGCTGGTGTGAAATTATGCAAACTTTCACCTTTGCGATGTCCCATCCGAGTGCCTTCTTGACCTCTGCGAGGCTCATGCCTGCCTCGATGATCAGGGCTTCGCTGTCGTTCTGCAAGACGTAGCAGTTACCCTTGCTGCTGCTTCCGAGGATTGTCATCTTCATTGCTCTTCCCTCCTATGTTTATGGCAATGGGCAGGCTCTGCTGGCTCCTGTCCCTGCGTTTGCGTTGGCAGCAGGAGCAGGTTCTGCTGCTGGCTGCTGTGTATTGCTCATGTCGATGTAGCTTGCATTAGCTTCGAGTCCCTTCGGAGCTGGTGCGGCTACCTGTTCGTCCTTGACCTCCACCGCTTCTGCATCGATAGCCTGTCTGCCTTGTGCAGCCTCTCGCTCTGCTGTCGCTTCGTCGTAGTGGTTTGGGTCGTCGTCGTCATCGCCTGGGTCAGCGGTGCTGTCGAGGGCAATCTTGCAGGCTCGCTGGATGACGGTCTTCATGCACATCTGGTCGGTGAAGTTTGTATGTGCTCCGCTCTTGCCCTTCATGGCTCCCTGTTCCCATGCCTTCTGGATCTGCGTTCTTGTCATCACCTCGATGTGGCGTGTGCCGTCCTTGTTAATGACCACTGCGTAGGCTGCGAGAATCTTGGTGTTGTCGATGTTTGCAAGGTTCGGTACATGCTTGACCAGCTGCTTCTCTCCGTTCTCGTCGATGGTGTAGACGAACTCGTCTCCTTCGTAGATGACCTGGGCGTTGACCTTCCCGATTTCGGTGTCTCGCTTAGCTCGCATGAGCTTACCCAGGTATCGCTCCTGCCATTCGAGGCGGTTGCCGTACATGATGAAGTAGCAATGCTTCTGTGGGTATTCTCCGTTGATGACCATGTTCAAGAGGGCGTTGCAAATGCTGTCCTTTGTGCAGTAGTCGATTGCCTTCTGGTGCTGCAGGTTCTCTACCGTCTGAAGGTAAAGCCAGGCTAGTTTGATGGCGTTTCCTACGTGGTAGCCCTTTGGCAGGACGACCTCGCCTGTCTCTTGCCAGCCTGTTACTCTTTCCATAATCTGTTGCGTTGTCTCTTCCTGCATGCGCTTTAAAGCGGTTGCGTTCTGTGAGGTGAGCTGCGTCTGCGGCTGCTGTCCTCCCTGTTGAGATGTTTGTGTCATAATCACTTTCGTTTTAAAATTGTTACTGAATTATCGTTAGCTCCTTGTCTCGTGAAACAATGAGGAGAATCTGCTGGCTTCTTGTCGGCAAGATGTCCGTGATGCTCTCTGCGTTGTCAATGAGCAAAGGTGCGTAGATGTCGTTGAATCGGCAGGCTGCGTTGATGATGTCGATTCCTGCGTTTATCTTCTCGCTGGTCGAGAGGTCTCTGTAAGGCGTGCCGTGCATGGTGCATTCGCATGTCGTCTTGATTCCCTCTGTTGTAATGAATGGCTCGAACATCTGGAATTGAACGTTTGTGAAGAGCTTGTTGACCTTTGTCTGCAGGTCTGTAATCTTGGCGATGGTGAACTGCTCGGCTGTGTAGTCCTGCTTCTCCAGGTCTGTTAGCTGCTGGTTCAAGTTCTTCTGTCTGTCCTCCAGCTCCTTGATGCGGTTCTGCTTGTCGGTGATGCGCTGTTCCTTCGCCAGCTCATCTCGGAGCTCGTCTCGGAGTCGGTTCTGCTCAGCCTTGCGCTGTTTGAGGTTGGCTTCCTGCTGCACTCTGGTATCGCTTGTCTCTTCAGCGGTTCTTGCTTCAAGGGCTGCTGTTCTTGTGTTCACGTCCATCTGCAGCTGCTGGTATTCCTCATCGTCCGTGTGATAGACGAGGTTCGGCTGAGCTTCCTGCGCCTTCTTCAAGGCTTCTTCCTGCTCCGTGCGCTGCTGATCCAGCTTTACCTGGTTGTCCTTGGCGGTCTTGATGGTTGCCTCTGCGTCAGCTTTGCGCTTTTTAATTCGGGCTGCCTCTTCGTACATTGCGTCGAACTGCTTGCTCTTGTTGTCGTTGAAGTTACCCTCCATCTCTGCCTTCATGCGGTCTATGTCTTCCTGTGGGAGGCGTTGGTGGCAGGTAGGGCAGACCTCCTGGTTGTCGTCCCATGCAAATGTGGTTTGGTCGAGCTTATTCCAGCGGTTCTTGAAGTCTTCGCTTGCGATGGCTATCTTGTTGAGCTGCGCTTCCGCATCCTCGACCGCAGCCTTGGCGTTGCGGATGGATCTGTCTGTTACCTCGATTTCGTACTTGGCATCGTCGATGGCTTTCTTGTGCTTGCGCTCCTCTGCCGTGTTCTTATCCTGGTAGCTCTGTACGATTTCCTCCATGCGCTGCTTGAGCTTGTTAATTTCGGTGCGCTCCTTTGTGCGCTCGTTGAAATCTGCGTCTACGGTGCGGCTTAAGTCCGTGAGCTCATTGTCGATGTTCTCGATGCCTTTCTCGATTTCCTTGACTCTCTTTCTTGTCAGCTCGAAGTTCGGCTTGTCTTTCTCCAGCTTCTTCAGCTCCTCGGTGTTCTCGTTGATGCGACTTGGTATTTGCCCGATTTCCTTCTTCAGCTCGGAAATCTTGTATCGGAGCTGCTCTCGATACTTCTGAATGTCCGTACCTGCCAGGGTCGTAAGCAATGCCTTGAAGTCCTCGTTGTCACCTGCGATATCTTCGTCGCTGGTGTTGCCGACCATTTTAATCAGCAGCTTGCGCTGACTCTCTGCTGGAAGGTTCGGGAAGTATGAAGGCATTGTCAGCATCTTGAAAAGCTCCTCCTTGCAGAGGCTGTCAATGAATGCCGCATAGTCCTTCGCAGTGTACTTGTCTTCGTTGACAAAGAACTTGGTGGTGTGTCCCTTCATCACTGCCTCCTCCTGCTTGCGTGGCTTCGTCCAGGTCTCTGTTCTTACCTTTTCGAGCTTGTAGTCTTTTCCGTCTGCTGTCAATTCCAGCACTACGGTATTGTCGAGGTGGTGGATAACCTGTCCGTTCTCGTCTTTCGGGTCAATGCCGAAGACCTGCATTCCTTCGCTGTTCTTGTCGAACAATACCCAGCGTACTGCATCCACGATGGTTGTCTTGCCTGCGTGGTTCGCTCCCATGATCTGGGTGAGCGTTGGGTTGAAGTTGATTGTTCTCTCGCCAAGAACTCCCTTGAAGTTCTTAATGGTGATGGCTTTGAATTCTATTCTCATGTTGCTGTATTAAATGATTTCTATTAAGTGTTTCATTAATTCTTTCGAGCTTGCTGTCATCTCATTGTCATGCTCCAATTTCTCCATGAAACCGAGCTTTGCTGCTGCGAGCTTGAGGAACTTGGCGAATGTCTCGTCCTTCTGTCCTATCTTATAGAGTGCTCTGGTTAAAAGTCTCGGGTCGTTCGTCTTGATAGCCATCGCTACGCTGTCTGTCTTGCCGTTGTCTTCGATGGCTATGAAGAGGCGAGCCTGCTTTGGCTTGTTCTGTCCAGCCATCTTATCGTCCTCCTCGTTGAAGGCTTTTGCTGTCTTCGCCTGTTCATTCATCCACTCTGAAGCTCCGATGAATCCGAACTCGTTCTTCTCTTCTTCCTCTTTGTTACTAAATAATCCCATAATTTCTTCTATTTAAACGTTAAACTTATGTTATATGGCAATCTGCCAAAATTTCAAAATGTCCAGCCCTTTGTAGAATGGTCGGTTCGTACTCTTGCGGTAGTAAACCTTGATGTGACCCTTCTTGGTGTGGCGGTGCAGGGTGGTGCGGTTGATCTGCAGAATCTCGCAGGTCTTGGCGATGGTGTACCGTCCTGCTGGGTTGATGTTAGGCTGCGTCTCCGTCATCGGATGCCTCCTTGTCTCTTCTTAGCGTCCAGGGCTTCCATCATCCCTTTGCTTATTGCGATGAACACCGCAAAAACAAAAGCCATGAACCATTCGCCTCGGATGATGGCGGTCGCTGTCTGCGTGATTCCTAGAACCAGGGCTGATATCGCTGCTGCCCACATGATTCCTCGTTCAATCTTTTTCATTCTCTTGCCTCCTGTCTTTTTGTTAATGTGATTTACTTACTTTCTCAGCTGTTTCATAAACGCCTGCCTCGACCAGAATGAAACGGACACCGCTGGTGGTGATTCCGTGCTTCTCAGCCAATGCTCGCAGTATGCGGTATGGCTTCATTCCCTGCGCTGTGAGCTTCGGTGCGAGCTCCTTGAACTCTGCGATGATTGCCTCGTTGCGCTCCTTTCTCTTCCTCTCCATTGGAGTCATCAAATCAATCTCTGTCATTTTTTCTCCTTTTTATTTTGTTTAATTTATTTCCATGTTAAAACCTTCAAGATTCTGGCTTCGACATCATCCTTGTCTGTGATGTCGATTCTGCCACAGCTGATGGTGTACCCCTTGCCTGTACGAAGGTCGTATGCCATTGCGTTCCTGCGCTGTGGTGCTGCGTTGAATACCTTGAAGTTGATTCCGAGTACCTTAATTGTTGTCTGGCGATTGTTTGCCATCTTGCTGTTTGTCTTCATTTTCTTGAAATTTTATTTTGTTATTTCAACTTTTTTATTTACTTTTGTGCGTTGTAACGTTATTGCTAACGTTTTTCGAGTGCAAAGATAAACAATTTTATTGGTATTACCAAGAAAACTGTTGGTTTTCTTTGTTAATAAAACTTAATGCAAATAAAAGTGTTGGTTATGGACGGAAAGTCAGTTAAAGAAAAACTTCGCAGCTTGGGGGTTAATCTTGCCGAGCTTGCTACAAAATTAGGGTATGACAATGATCAGCGTCTTCATTCTCAATTGAAGGCTGCTGACGTTAAGAGTGGATTGCTTGAAGACGTCGCTCGTGCCATAGGCTGCGATGTGTCTCTCTTCTATGGCGGCTCATCCATTCCTGGCTCTAATGATGCCAATGCAGGAGGCGGAACTGCTGTTGCTGGTGTCGGAAACAATGTGAATAATTCAGATGCTCTCCTTCGAGCTTTTGATGAAATTGCGGCACAGCGTCGTGTAACTGAAAAGGCGCAGGAGCAAATGGGGGAGCTTCTGGTATTGATGAAGTCTATATTAAATAAGTAATGTGTATGTCTGGTGTGTATTCTCGAACTGCCCAATGTGGCATGAAGGTAATGTTCGCTGCAATGCGTTTGCTCAAAGAGCAGGGTGGTTCGTGCCGTCTTTCCGTGTTGCGCTCTCTCTTGGGTGAATGTTGCGATTTTTCGGGCTGGGAGCTGGAAAACGTGGGAGGTTCTGTCCGTTGGCACAATTTCCTGTCATGGTATTCCTCCTGCTATGTGGCTGCTGGATTCATCCGAAAGCAGAGGGGTACTTGGTATTTAACCGAGGATGGTGTCGCTTGTCTCTCTTCCTCTTCTGTGTCTGAAGCCTTCGACCTGGCGACCGCAGCCTATAAGAAATGTTCGGGCGAGGCTTCTGCTTCTCCGTCTGGCGATATCCTCCCAGCAAGTTCTGCCTCACTCACCCTTGGCGAAATGAAGGAGCGTGCTGATGAAGGGTTGCGTGCTGCCATTGCTTCTCGCTCTCCTTACGAATTCCAGGACATGGTGGCTGCCCTTCTGCATGCGATGGGTTACTTCACTCCGTTCGTGGCTCCAAAGGGAAAAGATGGCGGTGTTGATGTCTTGGCGTTCCATGATCCTCTTGGTGCGACCATCCCTCGTGTTAAGGTGCAGGTTAAGCACACGCCTTCCTCATCCGTGTCTGTTGATGTCGTTCGTCAGTTGGTCGGCTTGCTTAATCGTGATGGTGATGCTGGTTTGGTGGTTACTTCTGGCTTGTTTACATCGGAGGCTCATCGGGCAGCTCGTGAATCCCATAGGAGCGTTCGTCTTATTGATGGCGATGAATTCCTGGATCTGTGGATTCGGTATTACTCTAAAATGTCGGAAGATGACAGGTCTCTTCTTCGTATCACTCCTGTCTATTTCGTAAATGAATAAAAATAAAAATGTTTGTGTTATGCAAAGTGTTGAATCTGTCAAGGTTGCCTGTCGGTTCTTCCTGGCTCTTCGTCTGCTGAAGGAGCAGCGTGTGATTCGTGGGAAGAAAACCTTCACCGACCGCTATGGTATTAATCGGTGGAACATGAACAGCTGCGAGAAGGATCCGTCTCGTGATTTGTTCCAGCTGTCCTGGCTCACCTATCTGGTTCGTGATTATGGCGTTTCCGCTCGCTGGCTCCTCCTTGGTGAGGGTGCTTTCCTGGAGCGTGATTGCGTCTCTGCGAATGTTAAAAACGGGGCTTGCGTGCAAAATGCGTGCAGTTCAGAAAGAGCTGTTTTGTAAAGTGTTGAAAAATAAACGATTACGGATTGAGGGTTCACGCCTGGAAAGCGTGTA